ATCCTGGTGTTGATAGTAATGTAAGTTTTTTTAATCTCATGTGCGATTTCCTCTTAATGCAAAGAACAATCCACCTACCCATAAGAATACGTGTAAATTGTCATATAAAATTACGTCGGTTAAACTCTCTGGTTGTCCTATCCAAATAACACCAGTCATTATACAACAAATAGTAATACCACTAAATCTCGTAATAACGTCGGCCAGTGCTTTCAAAGGTTTTGCTAAAAGAAGTCCTCCAGCCAGTAAACCTAGTCCAGCGCCTAGTTCACCATAAGTAACAAACCACCACACTAAAGCAGGAAGTTCAAAGGCCTCTGCATCATCTACAGAGAAAGGAAGTTTAGATAGGCCTTGTTGAATAAAAACAACAGCCAACGGAACACGAAGTAACCAATGGCTTAAACAAAAATCAGGTATTTTAGAAAGTAATTTCACAGGCGCCTCCTACGCATGCTGCAGAACCAAGTGTGTCTACATCTACATATTTTTTAGTTTCAAGTTGAGAAGCAAAATCTACTGGAGCAAGGTTCTGTTGAATCTTAGTCCATTTGTGTAAAAGGAATACGTCCTTCAAGCAATACTCAGCTTCTTTTGTATCGCTCATAAAATAATTATCCGCAAACTTTTTAAAACGACGAATCCATTCTGCGCGAATATCAGAAACTTCTCCGTGATTATCATCTGGTAGTTGAGCTACAGAAGTAGCTTCCCACAAGTCGTTAAATCCTTTACGTGTATCTACAATTAAACCAGCTGCAAACAATGCAGCCTTGCCATATTTATTCACTATCTGTTCTTCGGTCAAGACTTCTGTCATAGGTGCTTGATTAAAATCTTTATCACCTGATCCACCAAGGAAGGAGATACCAGCATATGCACCACGATTTTCAAAAACATAGTCTTCTACTTCACGCCACTGGTGATCCATGACTGTTACAGTATTTGAAACATTATGGCGTAGCTTAGGATGTGCACATAGTTTTTCGTTTGTACCAAACTCTACCCAGTTGTTTTGTACACTGCTTACTTTTTCTAAAAGCTTGGTACCATATAGTTCTTCACGATATAATGAACCTTCTGGTGAGATAACAGGGAACGCAACAACGTAGTCAGTTTTACCTGCAGACCATACTGATTCTTCTACCATGTAAGGATTTGTCTCAGCGATTAGTTGTGAAACTTCTGATTCCTTATTCAGTTGCACGTGTCGTAGGTAACGCGGTGAGTGTTCTGAGTGAATGCCAGAGGCAGTCTGCAACAGCACAGAAGCATTGCCAGATGGTTTAACACAAGTAGTACGAGCAGCTTGATTTATGCCAATTAATTCAGCAACATCTTTATTGACTTGCTTTACGATCTCTGCGCCTTGTCTTTGGATCTCTTCATCAAAAAGAACTTCAGGGTTATTCATCCATCCTGTAATCGAAACACCAAGTAATGCTTCACGCTCAAAGATCTTACGAGTTGTATTAGATACATATTCAAATTTAGTATAGCCCGCTTGGAGTGTACCAAGAATAGCTGCAGCACGACATGCTTTGAAAAACTCTTCTTTGCTTGTACATTTGCCGCCATTGATTTCTGTGAGGTTACAACCTTGCCAGCCGGACTTACCATTAAGCTGTGGGTACATGCCAATCTCAACACATGGGTTTGTAGTAAAGTCTTTGTCTTCAACGAAATAAAAACCTGGTTCGCCAAACTCTTTGATTGATGTCATGAGATTAGAGAACTCTTCCTTTGTAACTTCATTACGAACAATCACGGCTGAGTTATTTGAACGACCACGTTGTGGATTATCAATGAACCAGTTACCAGTTTTTGCTTTCATCATTTCTGTATCGTCTGGTGAAAACAAACAAATTGTTGCTGAACGACGAACACCACCAGATAATACTGCATCAGCAGCATGCATAGCAATATCATATACTTCAATTGGTTTCAATGTGTTACGACCAGATAGAACGATGCCTTGTAACATATGTTCAATCTTATCTAATGTACGACGTAATGGTTCTGGTCCTGGAGCTTTAAAGCCACCAGAAATCATAGCACCTCTTGGACGAATCGCTGATAGGTCAAAATAAATCTTACGGCCTTCGAATTCTGGATGAGTGCCACCACCAACAAAATAAGAAGACATTAGAACTGAAAGAGAATCTGCCCAACCTTCGATTGAATCTTCTACGTTAAAACCTTTTGCTTGCTTCTTACGTTCTTGTAACTTAGGCATATTTTCAACGTGATGATTTTGTACGGAAAATCCAGCACCTGCACCACAAAGCAAAATATAAAATAGCTCACCAAAGAATGCTGCGCGGTCTGCATATGTAGAGGTACAGTTGTACATCTTCATAGGTTTCTTCAACAGTTGCTCACCACCAAACTGAAGAGCACGTTGTGCACCAAGAGCATACTTTAATTTGTAAAGGGATTCAGCTTCATCAATTAGCTGTGATAGATCAGGAGACATTTTCTTTTTATAATATGTACGATGCATACCCATAACACGAGTAACTGCTTCTTCCCATGTTTCATAACGCTCGTTGTCTTCGTCCCACCTACTATAACCTTCATAAAATTTAGTATCAGACATCATTGCACGTGTATTTCTGTCTGGATTGTTTGGGATGAGTTTGAGCATATTTTGATTCTCCTAGAAAACAGCATAAAAAGATACAACACGCTGAGACAGCATGCTATATATTGTTAGTCATATTGATTTGGTAGTATTATATATTAGTTTTCAGATTTGTAACACCCCTAAAGTGAAAAAAAATAAAAAAAATAAATTATTATTTTAGGGGTTTACTTTCTAGAAAAACTGTATATAATTTAAAGGTATCCTTTAAGGTGGATGGAGTATCACTCAGGTTTCATCGCACCGTCAAGAGCATCTTCTGCTTGCTTATAGTAATTTTCATAAGCTAAGATAATAGCTTGTTGTTGCTGAACCATTGCTCGAATATCACTAAAATTCAGACCAAGATTCTCGTAACCTTCGCCGCTGAGTCCAAATATAGCAATAGGTTGACCGCTGCCGCGAAGCTCTGTAAGTTTTTGTTCTAAATTTTCTTCTGTGATAATAACCCAATCTACTGGACGCATATTGAGTTCATCTACTGGAGGTAGAGTGAGTTGTGGTTTTTCTACCGGTTTAGCACTAACCGTTATTTCCCGCGGCATCTGCGGTTTCAGACTGCACCCCATCAGGGTTAGGACCAGGCCAAAGCCAAGGGCACTCTTTATTAAATTGTTTCGCGTCAGTTGCATTTATTTCATCCTCTGTTAATTCCGCTCCAGACAATATTTCAAAGCACCGGCCGGCGTTTACAGTTCCTCTGTTAATCGCTCGTTCAATGCTATCAGTTTTCTCAACTGCTAATAGGCCTAAGTCCATATCAGCGAGTTTACTTGATAACCTACTGTTCTGTTTACGAATATCCGCATATGCTTTATTTATTTTATTATTTTCTTCCATTGCAGCAGCATAACTTTCTTTTAAAGAAGTCAAAGCTTCTTCGTTCGTTGCTACTGCTATTTCAAGTTTGGCATTATTGCCAGCTAAAACACGAATCGTTTCTTGAGTCGTTATATAATATGTATACGCGCTGTAACCAGCAACGCTCAAGGATCCGATTATGAATAGCATTAGATATAATCTAAGCATCTTTCTGATCTTCCATATGTTTTCTAAATCGTTTTAAAAGGACTGGATGTTTGTCTTTCCTTCTACGGCGATCCGTCACTTGAATAGTTTTAAATCTAGCCGTTGGAGGTAATGCAACCGAGGCGTTACCGATTGATGTCGCTGGAGATTCTTCTTCTACTTTTTTCATTAGATTAACTCATCAACTGTTACGTATACTTTTTGGTTTGTTTTTATATGAATCGCTTCATATATATGCATTCCAAATACATCACCAACCGGATGAGCATCTTCACCAACACGAACACCGTCGTTTGGCTTTACATATTCATCCAATGTTTTGCACAATAGTTTTTCATATCTCACTTTATAAGTTCCTGGAGATAGCCTGCCATCTTCAAGAATAAACCACTGTGATGATTCCATCATAATATCACTTGTGTCTAGACCCAGGTCTTTTAGACCCTGTTCTAGTTTTGCATCTTTTATATTATAATGGTCTTTCAGCAAGTAAAGAGCAGAGGCATAAGATCCGATCTTACCTGCTGGAATTAATTTTTTGATATTGAAAACGAGTCTATGGAAAGGTGTATAGGCATCTCTTTCTTCTGCTGAGTCAGGTCGTTTTTGCTTCTTACCTTTTTCATCAATAAGCCCGAGCTCGAATGCCTTAGTGTCCTTAAAACTTGTAACAAGCAACTTAAGGAATCTAAAGGTGTAAACTAAATCACCAGCTCTTTTAATAATGCCCATTAAATTTTCCTCATCAGCTAAGTTTTCTTTTTAGCCACAGCACCACAGCATATACAACTATTGCATAAACCGTGGCTATTCCAATATCAACCAGGTGTTCGCGCATATGATATATGAATTGAATTCCTGCTTCTGCATCACTCATTAAATTTTCCTTAGTGCATCTACTACAGTCTGATCCATAGTGATATTTGTGTACTGATCATTTCGAATATAATTTAAAAATATTAAAAAAGGTTTTACAATTCGCCAGTGTTTATCGCTAAGTCTTAAGTCTAAAATATTCAAAGCGGCCTCAATACCAAATACGTTAAAGACAACAATCAAATGATTTAAAATCAAACGTTCTGGCAATGTACCTGTTTCAATATAACGATTACATAATCTTTTTATATATTTGAATCTATTTAAATCCTCTGTAAATTCTTCTGCGTCGATATACTTTGGGTTGTAGTAATTCTTTGCAGCATATATAAACAGATTGTCGTCTGATAATTCAATTTTCATTTTCAATACCTAATTAGACTATTCAAGTCTATTTAGGCGTTCTTAAAAGCTTCTAAGTCTTCTAACATTCCAGCTTTTGTTTTACGACGATCTAACTCGATTCCTACAGTTCTACCGTATTCTTCAAGTTCACGTTTGTTCATCTTACAAGTACAAGGATCACAATTACAATCTTCGCAATCACAACCTTCGTCATTTACATACATCTCTAACTTATCATCAGACATTACGTGTGATACAGGTTCAGGCGTCGACGGAGGTGGAGCAGCTGCGCTGCCATCTCCAAAAAAATCTGCAATGAATGATTCTGGAATCTTTTGAGATTTTAACAATTCACCCGTTCTTGGGTCGATCCATCCTCTTACAGTGGGATGTGAGCCTTTAGGTCCTCTTATAGCCATGATTATATTATCCTTTATGCTTCGGTTGATTTAATTGGTTTCTTGTCTCCGCTCTTATTGTCGTTCGTACGACCAGGTCCTACCTTTACGGCTGCTGCTGCATTTTTTATTGTATATGCTGCGGCTTTAGCACCGTCAATACCAGAGTCATTTCCGCCAAGACCACCATGTTTTGCAACAAAATCTTTTTCTCCTTGAGACGCTTTTGAATCGATAGCTTCAGGATCTGTTGCCCCTTTTACATGATCCTCACGACTTCCTGCTTTTTCCATGATGCGGTCAAAGATTGGTCGTCTTGATTCTTGCTTTTCTGACATTTCAGTATCTTTACTATTGTCTTTTATTTCAGGCTTAGTGTTTACAACTTCTTTATCTTTTTTCGTTGATTTAGAAATTGCTTTCCTGCGCTTGTGTAAAAACTTATCACTCGCATCAACGTCTCCATCGTTATCGATGTCTTTGTCTTTGCGGTCTGAGTGTTTACCTTTTAATTCTTTTTTTTCGACAGGATCCATTGCTTCCTTAGTAACAGAATCTTTTATATCTTTTTCCAAAGATTTTGCCTGACCGCTATGTGCCTTTACAGCTCCT